AAGGTTGTAATCTCTAGGCGACACGACGATGCCGCCTAGAGTGATCATAAGCGAAGCCACGGATATAGCGTTACCGATAGCTACGCGGTGAACCTTAGCCGGCTCGATAATCCCTGCATTAAAAGGATCGACAAACGCGTGCTTGTCTGCGTCAAATATCGTGCGCGGTACTCCACTCTTGTCTGAAGCCGCAGAAGACTTTATCTGCTCTTTTATGAAGGCCACTTTATCGTCTTCGCCGCAGTTGAACATCAGAACCTCGAAAGGTCTCTCAAGAGCAGCAGCCAGTATCGACCAGGCTGGATCCTGATTAGATGTTGCGTTTCTAATCCTCTGAGAGAGTGCTAGATGAGTTGCACAACCGCCTACGACAATACCCTCGGCAACTGCAGATCTTACTGCTTCTACTGCATCCTGAACGCGATCTCTTCTTTCTCTGACCTCGGCATCGGTCATGCCGCCGACCCATACCGTCGAGATGCCACCAGTCAGCTTGGCAATGGCTGCCCTAAGATGTGCTTTATCATGCTCAGAGTGAGCAGCGGCCATAATGGATTTTAGTTCAGAAACTCGAGAATCAACAAGATGGGCATCTGATTCACACTGCACAAATGCTTCGTAAGTGTTTACTCGAGCGGAGGAGAATGATCCAAAGTTCTCGCTTATGAATGAGACAGCATTCACAGGATCCATCACGGTTGCGCCGGTATATGCAGCCATATCTTGTAGGAACATCGTTCTGGAGTTAGCAAGTGTAGATTTTGGCACCTTGATTGGAAGAACTGTTACTCCTCCCTTGGAGGTCTTCAAAAACTTCTCGATCACTGGATCAGCAAAGCCGTGCGCCATCACGATGATAGGTTTTCCGAAGCATTCCTCGTTGGACTCGAATGCAGACTGAATAGCAGCAGGAAGAACTAGATCGTTCAAGACACCATCGAACAGCACGATGAGACCGGAGTCCATGCGAACCTGCTGATTAGCTCTATCGTTTATGAACGCTGATCCGATCGAACCGATGTCCTTCAGCCCGGATGTGATCACATACCCGTCAATGGTCTCCACTCTCATCCCGCCTCCTTGATCTTCTTGTATCAAGATGTGACCGTCTTCTCCGGCCGCCAAGAAAGCTTTAACTACTACGCTAGCCACGTCCTCATCGCCGTTGGCCGATATGAGAGCAACTCTCTTGAGATCCTCATCAGACTTAACCTGCTGCGCGATCTCTTTCAGGTAAGGAAGAACAATTGTTTCGTAACATTTCTTTATCTGGTTTACTAGTCTCTGCGGATTGTAGCGCCTGTTGTTACTCATGAACGTCGACCCTATGTTCACAATCGCATCCGCCAGAACGATCGCAGTAGTCGTGCCGTCGCCCGCATCTCTTGCGGTGTTAAGCGAAATCTCTTTGCAAGTGTCAAGAACCGTATTTGCTGCAGCATTTGGTAAACCTAATGATTTTATTACAGTTACTCCGTCCTTAGTGACTAAGCACGGAAGCCCTTCGCGTTCTATGAGAACCGGACGCCCACCTGGACCAAGCGTCCTACCAGCAACAGCCGCCATCTTCGACAGGGTAGACGTGACGATTTCATTCAACTCTTTTGGGCTGTCAACGATGTCCTTGGTCTTAGACTTGATGTATATCATCTTTCTTGTTCCTCTTCTTGAGAGATTTAGTCCTTTTGTTAGACTCTGATATCTTCCTCTTGCGCTCTTCGGTCATGACGATCTTTTGATCTTTGCGCTTCTCTCGAATCAACGCCTTTACTTCTTCAGAATGTTTTTTACCATAGAATCTATTGTTGCTACCGAGTTGGGATCCTTGAGCTTGCTTAGTAAGCTCAGCGTGTTTAACTCTAATCTGCTCTTCTGAGAATTGATTTGCGGCCTTCTTTCTCAGAATCTCTTTAGTTTCCTCCGAGAGAGTAAATGAACCATCTTCTTGCGGTATCTGAGTGTTATACCCAAAATTATGATCTAAGGCGTTAAGCTTAGAGCACCAAGCTGCTTCCTTAACTGATAAGATCTCGAGCGGGATGGAGTCCTCTAAGATTTCAAATATAAATGACTCCTTGCCGTGCAGATTCCACGATCTCTGGAGATGACTCGAGTGATGCTGACCTTTTCGCAGATAAAAAAGATGATCAGATCTTCTACTAACAAGATCAACAGTCTTACCAACGTAGACTTTGTTGTTCAACGTGTTTCTTATGCAGTAGATCAATCCCAGTCTCATGCGAATTCTTACCCAAAAGCACCTTTTCTCTTGAAATCATCAATTATCTTTTTGTACTGAGAGATCTTTCTAGTCTCCATCTCAAAACCCGTGAGAGAGTGTCCAAGTTTTAGACAAGCCTTCAAGGAAGCACAGTTTCCCATGAATGGGTCGAATACCGAGCTTCCGGGTAGACAAGATGACATCCTTATAAGGAGCTCAGCTAGATCATCAGAGTATGCCTCATCCAGAGAACCGGTCTCGACCAGCCAGGTATTACCTACGCACGATGCTGAATCTTCCAGCATCAAATACTTTTTAACGGACTGACGATCTATCTTCCAGACATCGCCATTGCAGAAGAACAATACGTACTCGTGAGAATTAACGAGCATATTTTCGGCTCGCTTTCCAGGAAGCCAAGTCTTCTCGATGACGATATTGTCGACGTGATTGAATCCCTCGTCGCACATAGTCTTGGCGATCTCAAACGGTCTGAACTTTGCCTCGGTGGGTGCATAGCAGATCAAGAACACGATTCCGTTCTTTGCCATGGATGGCTTTAATCTTGAAGCAAAGTTTCTGATGAACTCCTCGGAGTAACCATCTCGTTTTCTAATCGGGATCCTGGTGATGCATACTTCAACTCCGTTAGGCCAGACGGAATCCCTGTCGAGGAGATTACTCTGGTTGATCTTCACGGAGGTATTGAATATCAGGGAATAATTATTGGACATAATAGTTTCTCCAGCTTACCACTGTTATACTAAGATAATGTGGCAAATCAAAATGATCCTGAGCTCCCAAATCCACCGGAACCGCGAGGCGTATTTTGATCTATCTGATATACTTGTTCGATTACGTAGTCATTAGAGTACGGGTGCATTATCATCTGAGCGATCTTCTGTCCTTGAAGAAAGTGCAATGAGTCTCCGGGAACTAATACGGGCTGAGATTCGGGAGTAGGATAGTGAGGCCTATGATTTAGATTAGTCATCACTACGTGAATTATGCCGCGATATGACTCATCGATGATACCCGCATATACCAATAAACCCTTAGAACCATTACCAGATTTAGATGTAATCTCGGCATAAGTGCTCTCCGGTAGACTTAGTCTCACGTTGAGTGGATGCTTGACTACTTGACCGGGATGAACCCAGAAATCATCAGATGCGAACAGATCGAAACCTGCGTCGGTCTTATGGGCTTTAATCGGTAGCTTTCCATCTTGAAGTAACTCAACCTTGATGATCTTGCTCATTTATTCACCTTCTATTGAGATATTTGATCTAGTCGTTATTTTTCATCAAACAACATATTCAATAGATCTACCTTGAAATAAACGACGAACACGGTTATTGCACTTTAACGTTGTTCGTGATCTCTTTGTAGTATGATATGCGCTGTCTAGCATGACGAGCAAGTATCGTGGAGGCCTCTGGAATATAATCTAGTATTATACAGACTGACTTAGTTTCTGTTTTTCTAAGGCCTCTTCCCACTGCTTGTAAGACAGCAGATTTGCTCGCCGTAAAGTTAGCAAGAAGCAAAACTTCAACGCTTCTCGTGTCGACGCCCTCACCGACCAAGCCGTCAGTTGCGACGAGTCCACGAATCTTACCTTCGTTAAGTTCATTTACCAGCTTCTCCGATCCCTTATCTCGC